AAAAGTTTTTTATCTCACCTTTGGCTACTAAAATTGGCGAACCGTTGTAATCGTTGGTGTCACCAAAGTTGCTTATTACGGTCTCCAATCTCTCTATCATGGGCTGGACATCGTTCCAAGGGGTCTCTTTCTGGCTGTAATAAATCACTGGTATTTTCCCATAGCTGTGTATTATCTTTTCTGACAGCTCCCAAGGCTGGTTTGACCTCTTAGTAAACCTTGAAATGTCCATGTTGGTGTAAATATCGAAATGTTCTACAGATTCGATATTGTTTTTGCTGTCTGATTCTAAAGCATCGCTAAGGTTCGGTCTAGATTTGTAGCCACGTCCAAACATTATGAGGTTGCCCAAATTGTCAAAAACAGGGAATAGGCTGTCCCCGAGTTCAGGGCTCAATATCTTGCACCTCATTCGGAACTTCTTGTCATTCATCAATTCCCCCCAATAATCCTTGCCGTCCTCTATGGGTTCGGAATACCACAACTTGGCCACCTCTAACTCGCTCATGAGCCTCTTAGCAACTTCGCTCTCCCTATAGGCCATCTTGTTGTCCTCACGTATCTTCTTGATTACGTCCAGTAACCGTTGCTCAACATCCGTGAGTTTGGTTTTTGCCATGACCTGAAGCTTTCCGACGTTCATGAATGCTACCCGCCTTTTGACAATCAGCTTTTGCAGCGGTATGCCTATTCGGTTGACGGGTTCAAAAACGGTCTGAAGTATGTCATTCCCTAGCTCGTCCTTCCTGCCCGTCGGTTTTGAAACGAGCTTGTCCGGCCTTACCGTCTTGTCGAATATATCGTGTTTGGAGGCGTCGTACTGTTTTATGGCTTTCTCTGTATCCAGCTTCTGGTCGCCAAATTCTTTTATGAGGTTGATTAGTCTTTCTGTATTGTCCATGTCAAAAAATTATCCAAATGATGAAAGTATTGATAGGTTGGTGTTTGTCTTTCCTGCAAGCTTTCTGAACCCGTACCTTATTGGGTCAATTGTGTGGTTATGGTCATCTACAGGTATTCCAGCCTTCTTGTCGTTCCACTTGTAATTCCTTAGTTCTTTCTTTATGTTGTGGCTTTCAGGTGTAACGATTATGGTATAATCCAGCAGATCTGTTATTCCTGCAACCACGCTGCCTGGACCTTTCTCGCACTCTTCGATATTTAGTCCTTTCTTTTTCAGGTCTGCAATCAGCCTAGGTTCGGCACTGTCAGCTACTATTAGGTCATTAGGGTATCTGATCTTGCTTTTGTTCATAAGGTACAGTTCATCCGTACCTAACTGCCCACGATTATAATATTCCTCGTGCACATATACTCGTTTGTTCTTTTTGTCGACCGCAATTTTTATCAAGGTATCTGGGTCGATTGAAAAACCATAATCTTGCCCATAGCAGTACGGTAGCGAATTATCGAACTCTCCCTCTTCCCAGTTGTTGAATATGACACCTTCTGCAACATCAGCCCATTTCCCAATTATCTTGTATGCATATTTTTTTGGGTCTGATTCTTTAATTCTGTTGATTTCTGCTAAGAACTGGTCGCTAAGATTGTCTATATTGTCAAGATATGTCGTGTGTATGTGCAGTACGTCAGGATGAGTGCTTATCTGGACGCCAACTCCGTCAATATTGACTATTTTGTGCGAATTTTCTATATACTTCCGATATATGAAATGCTCCGCATCTGTAGGGTTCATGACAAGGATTACTCTGTTTTGTGTCCCCTTTTTCCTTATTGAAAGTGTAAGGGTGTCGAAATCCTCTTCGCTCCTCCATTCTTCCATCTCGTCCCCAATGAAAGTCGTTAGTCCTTGAATAGATTTCAAGTTGGCAGTTTGATTGCCTGAACTTGTTTTTATGCCTCTGAAAAGTATCTCGCTCCCTGAAAATGTATTGGTTATATTTGTATTTGTGATTTTAAATTTATCTTGAAACCCGTCAAGCTCGATCTTTTCTTGAAACTCTGGAATGATTGACATCGAAGCTGCTGTCATCGTGTACCTACTGTACAATATCACATGCCCTCTTTCAAAAGACAACCTCTCCGTAAATGTTGACACATTGAATGATTTGGCCGAACCTCTGCCCCCTGTAACCAGAGTGATGAATTTTTTTCCTGTATACAAAGGCCAATAAGGCTTTTGAACCTTTATCATTATTTATCACTGTTTTCTGACAACCATTTATCGGGAGATATAGACCCTGTAAGCTTTATGTCTGATTTTTCAGGCTCATTAAGTCCTAACAGCTTATTTAAGCTATCTTGCACATTCCTGCATTCCCTAAAATCTTGGCCATCATAATTCTTTTGGTACAAATCATTATACCTAGCCAATGCTAGGTTCCTAAACTCTTCTGTCTTCCCCTTTGTCTGGGACTTTATCAGGGCTTTAGCTTTCTTGATATAGTTGTCGTAATGCCTCATGGATATATCCCATCCATACTCGCCTTCTGGGTTGGTAACGATCCTATAGCCTTTTGTCCTTGTGACGCCTTTTATAAGGAACTCTGCTACCAGCTCAACCCTTTTTGATAGCTCGTTCTCCGATACCCTGTCGCTTCCTTTTGTGATGCCGCTCATATTTTACCTCCTCCTTTGTGGCGATTCACATGTCTGAAAAATCGCCTAAATCCAAGTCCATGTTGAAATCGAAGTTGTCCATCTAATTTGAATTAAACTGAAACTCTTTCATTTCCTTTGCTAGATATTCTACCTTCTCCCTAAAACTGTTGATGTTCATGTATGCTCTTGCCTGGGATATTATCTGCGATACCTGCGATATGCTGCCTACGCCTATACATTTGGCTATTTCGTTGCATATCCCGTTCGCTGTCTTCATCCCGTTCACTTCAAGGGTAGCAGGGCTGTATAATTTGACCACTGTGGCCACAAAAGCAAGGACCTCGATGTTCGGGTTATCGAACACGTCCAAGACTTGTATTCGAGCCCATATAGCCCTTATTTTTTTTGTGTTCCTCAATGTTGGCGTTACCTTTTCTTCAAAAGCTTTGGCTTGTTCTGGCCTGTATTTGGAAAAGACACGCCAAGCTGCGTACCCTGTTGCCTTTTGCCTGTTGTAAGAATCTGCCATGTGAGCGAATATAGCCATATTACCTAAGATTACCAAATGGTAATTAGTTATTGTCAATAATTTTTCCTATGAGGGAAACAAATTCGTCTGGAGACCTGACGATAAATGGTGCCGCCCCGTGATCTGTCCATGTGGTGTGCACTTTCATTTGTGACTCCGAAAGCTTACCGTTACTGGTCTTGAACTCGAATGCGTATAGTTTCCCTTTCCAAAGGAAAAGTATGTCGGGTATGCCTGCCACTACGCCTTGGGCTTTTAGCTGCATGCCTTCTATTTTGTTTCGTGACCCTCCGTTGGGTACGTGGAATATCAGCCTCCTTGTTTGGGGGTATAGGTTCCAAGCCCTTTGGAAGGCTTCTGCTTGGATACGCTTTTCGCTTGTGTAAGTGTTCATGTTACAAAGGTAATAACGTAACCTGTATTTGCCAAAGAGTTACCAAATCCACCCCGTGTTACCAAAGCGTTACCAATGTGGTTACGCTAAAAAGTAACAATTAACTATTTGATTTATAGGCGGTTATGGTCTGCTTTTCCAAAACGTTACCGAATCTACCCCATTTTCCTATGTTGTTTACTATGGGGTAAAATATATAATATGTATTTAACTTTTTATACGCTATACCTTAAACACATAAATTTATTTTTTCCTCATATGCAAATAGATACTATTTTTAATATAGATTTGGTAACGCTATATAAAAAAGTGCCTATATGTTAAAATTAGGCACTTTTGCCGTTTCTAAACGTTACCGAATCCCCCTAAAACGTTACCGAATATCCCTAAAACGTTACCGAATCCCCCTAAACGTTACCGAATAAACGCATAAAAAAAGCCCGAACTGTCGGGCTTGATTTTTGGTCAAAAAAAACTGGTGTCCGATTTCGTTACATAATGTATCATTTTCGGACACTGGTTTTTAGAACGGCACTTCGATATCTTCTATATCGTCGTCGATTTTTCGGAACACTTT